TGCCGGTATTAGGGTCGCCGGTGAAAGTAATCGTCGGCGCTGCAGCCGTACCAAGAGGGTGAGCAGCAGTGCTATCAAACGTCGCCGCACCAGTGACATCCAGCGTGCCAGGTACATCAACATTGCTGGTCCACTCAACGCCAGTGCCAGCAGCATCAGTCTGCAGCAACTGACGGGCAGCACCGTCGATCAACTTGCTAACCGGAATTTCTTGTCCAGTTGCGCTTTGCCACGTCGATCCATCCCAAGTCTTTAATTCAGCAGGTGTCAGGCTGGTATCAAGCCACAACTCACCAGTGCTATTGCCGCTTTGACCACCAGAAGCAGGCGTTGCGTTCGGTGCTGTCGTGCCAACATGAACCGGACCAACCTTGACCAGTGCGCCAGCACTGTCCTTAACGAAAACACCGGGACTGGCACTATTGGTATTGATGGCGAACTGACCATCACTCATACCCGTAGGCTGCGGACGCTTATTCGCAGTGCTACTGCGCAATTGCTGCATCGCCATCCTTAAACCCCCAATACTGGGGTCGGAAATTACACAGTCACCTTAGCGCCAGTAGTCAGAACGTACCGTCGTCAACAGCATCAACGGAAGCAACGCCGGACGAGTTGATCGTCACATCACCGCTAACTTTGCTGAACACATAGGTCGGGATACGACTTGCCAAGCTGCTGCGATTGGTACCACCGCCACCATCATCTACAACAAACAAGTCGGCATCCGCTAATGCCGCGCCAATTTCAGTAGCACCATTGACATCAAGCGCGTTCAGGCTAACTTTATTTGCTGTGCTGATCGTGCTTAGCTTGCTGTCGGCAATGCTGCCAGCCAACATCGTGTTGGTAACAGTACCAGTGTCTCCAGTTGTAATGACAGTTCCGGTAATGTTTGGCAGGGTGATTGTGCGATCAGCCGTTGGATCAACTACTGCCAGTGTGGTTTCATAGGCATCAGCCGTACTGCCTTCAAAAACAATTGAACCTGTTGATCCGATTTCTAAAACACCAGTTACCGTGCCGCCATCTTTGCGCAGTTTTTCATCATCAAGCTCAACCAATGCGGCCTGAACATTGGTGGCAATTAAACCACCAGACGGTGTAAACGTGATGTTTGAGGCAATCTGCGAACCAATACCAGAACTAACGTCAATCAGATCCCAGCTTGTACCGCTGGAAACCAACATGTCAGGTGGCGCCAGTGCAACAACCGGCGCGGGGCTGGTGCCAGTGCCGCTTTGTGAAATGACAACGTAATAACGCAAGTTGTCTTCACTAGCGGCTGGAAGAGCGGCTGCGACAACGAGACCTATAGCAGCACCAGCAGCGGTGACAGATTCAACAGTATTGGTGCTGGCGTCGTAAGTACCTGCATAAAGCAGTTCACCAGCCGTAATGGTGATTGGCGTCCACGAGTTGCCGTTCCATAGATATAAGTCTTCGTGAACTTCGTCGTAAAAATACTGTCCTTTATATTCAGGACTCGGGAATGTTACGATGCCAGCAGTACTGCCCGCACCACCAAATTGAACAACAGACGAATCAGCTAACTTGGCACCTGCAATGGAATTAGTACCAAAAAGCGTGCCAGCAAATGTGCCACTAGTAATCTTGCTTGCTGGTAAACTTGGAATATCTGTGTCGGCAAGAGATTCACCCGCCGTTACATGACCTTGATTGTCGTATGTAATTTTTGTTGCTGTTGTGCCAACAACTGTATTGGTGTGATTAAGTACGCCAGCACCTGTAACTGTTAAACCAGTACCAGGTTGGACGGCACCATTTCCGCCCGCGGTTGCTGCAGGAAGATCACTGCCAACAATTGCGCGACCAGCAGTAATTAAACCTTTGGCGTCATAAGTAACAACGCTATAAGTCGAACTAGCTGCTACATCATTGTCAACTTCAATGGTCGTGCCATCCATCCGCAGACCTTCGCCATTAACCTGCACGGCACCTTTGGCGGAAGTGGTAGCCGTAGGAAGATCAGTTGCATCAATGGCGCGATAAACGACTGCACCACCAGCGTTAGTCGGACCAGCAAGGAAATGATTGGCGCTTGCTGTGTTTTCAGGCGCAGCCGCAATCGTCACCTGATCGCCGCTTGCCGTAATCGTTAAATCGATAACATTGCTATTGTCAGCAACAATGCTGTTAACGGATCCAGCGGATTGAACTTCAACCCAAACTGCACCGCTCCAGCAGTACAACTTATCGTTTGTTGTGTTTAATGCAAATTGACCCGTAAAAGCCCCAGAAGCAGGAAGCGATGTGACTAAATCAACGGTGGATTCGTTGGCAAGTTTTGCCGCAGTTACAGCGCCGCTGGACAGTTCGCTGTCAGTAACTGTGCTGGCTGTAGCAAGCGAACCAAGTCCTAACGTACTGCGTTGTGCTGCGGCATTAGCGTCATCAAGTAATGCGCGACCTGCAGCAGTCAGTGTTGTAACGGCGTAAGTATCTGCGCCGGTGGTGTAAATAATTTGATCCGCACTAGTCGTCAGCCCCGCGATTGATGCCAAGCCTGCGTCATAAGCCTGGACATCAGTGCCGATTTCAACGCCAAGATTTTGACGAGCATTGGCAGCAGTGCTGGCACCTGTACCACCATCCGCAATAGCTAAATCGGTAATGCCGGTAATCGTGCCGCCAGTAATCGTGCCGCCGGTAATGGCAACACCGCTGGCATCTTGGGTGGCAATCGTGCCAAGACCTAGCGTGGTGCGTTGGGCGGCAGCGTCGGCATCATCCAACAGTGCCCGACCGGCTGCGGTGCAATCAATTTCCTCAACACTGCCCGCGCCAGCGGTACTGCGACCCAGCAGTTTGTCAGTTGCGCTGACGTCTTGGATTTTGGCGTAGGTAACAGCTTCATCAGCCAGTGCCGTTGTACCGAGCTTGGTAACGCTGGACTGATCGAGCTTGTCTAGATCAATACTGCTGGCATCAACCAGATCCAAGCCGGCATCCACCAAGTCCTTGGCGGTAACCTTTTTGGTCTCCGATGCGGATACATCGGCAATAGGTAGAACGTCTGTAGCGGCAACACCAGCTTTGGGCAGCGCCGTTAGTTGCGTAATCCGCTGGTCAGCCAAAACGGAATCCCCCTACAGTGCCAAGGCTTATTGCCCCAGTTTAGTCCTCAGTTCCTTGAAGCAGGAAGTCAAGAGACTGCTCAAGCTGGATGCGATCATCGTCTTCCTTCAGGACGTAACCAGATGGCGCACCTACTAGCAGCCTTATTTCGCCGGTAGAAACGAAATTGATCGTGCAGGTGATGGCATTTTCAGTATCGACGGTGATACCAGTTTCAGTAATGACAGCTTCTAGTTCGTAAAAGACAGAAGTAGTCTCACCCGTCAACGACGAATCAACGACGTATAACGCCAAGTCGCATGAACTGCCAATTTCAAGGCGCTGGATTGTTTGCAGCACCAGTAACGGCGTTTCCTTAATGCCGGTTGTAGTTACGTCAAACAAGCACTCAATACGTCCATTGCCGCTAATCAAACCAGCGTTGTACTGGTTGCGAAATTTGTCACTTAAGGTTGTGGTATCAACAGCTTCACGACTGGTATTTAGCTCGTAACTGGTGACATTGCCGAGCACGTTATAAGTCGTGTCGCGCACGCTAACGCTAATTGGAATTTCAGCCCCAGCAAAGGAAGTCAGCGTGTATTCAGCAGCGCGAACATTGTTGACGGCATTTTCAAAACTATCAAAAAAGCGCAAACCGCCAACCGCATTAATGTTGACGTAAGCGGCAATAGTGCTTTCAACGACGCCGCTGCTCCAGTTAGACGACGCAAAACAAACCAAGCCGCGTGCGTCGGTGGTACTGATTTCAATGCGGTCGCCAGTCAAAATGTTGTCCAGCGACTTATCAAAACCGAGACGATTAAGTGATGTGTTTACATCGTTGGGGTCAATAACGTCTTCAATGATAGACGTGCTGATACCGCTGCCTCGGCGCAGTCGGATGTTGCCGGTTGTGCCAAGGAAAACAGCCATTAGCTGATTACGCCCGTAAAGTCGCCGGTCATGGTGAACTGGATTTGAACCGTAGTCAGCTCACCAGTTGAAACTCCTAACGACGCGCTAGTAATAAACGCATTGAACTGAATATCATCTGTGGTTAGTGTTGATCCAACATTCAAATCCAGTGTTACGGCGTCCGAATCATTGATAGCGCCACCCTTCATAATTTTGCTCAGCAGTGCCGTGAACTGCGTGTAGCTAGCGGATTCGCCGCCTTCTAAGCGGTAATACATCAGCGTGGCACTGCCCGTAGCACCTTTGACGCCGGGTGTAAACGTGTTGACGGCGCTATCAATCGTGTTGGTGCTAAGCAGCTCCACGGTGGTGTCAAGCGACCAATCGCGGATTTTGGCTACGGGCTTGCCGCCAAAACTAAGGGAGCCGCTGCGCCCGGTATAAAAAGCCATGACCGCTAACTGGTGCTTTTAACCGTCAGTCTAAAGCGCAGCTACGAGCTTGACCTGCACAGTGCTAACCCCGCTCTTGACGCTGGTGATCTGCGGCGGTTCGGCGTAACGCCAAGCATTGCCCGTACCAGGGTTGACGTAAGAGCTTGACGTACCAGCGTATGTGTTACCTGGCAGTGTAAATGTGGCGTAGGTGCCTTTGGTCTCGTCGTAATGCGTGGTGAACTGGGCGGCTATGTTGTCGTTGATGTTTTCGTAGGATAAGGTCAGCTCACCACCTGTACGCCGACTGCCGTACAAAATTCTGGTCTCAACGCCAGATTGGCTTTTGTACATCTTCATCGGAAAATCGCCGGGGCTAAAAGCCCGTGAGGCTGGTTTGAGGTTTGGGAATGGCATCTTTAACCCTCCACAATAAAGGCATTGGTGGACGCCAAATCCGAGGCGATAACACTACGGTAGCCGCTGTCCGTTGGGAAATGGCTTGCCACAATTTCCACTAGACCTTCACCATCAAGTGTTAGCTGCTCCACGATGTACGTGTTGGTTGCGGTTGATGTGTTGACGACCGTAAAGATGGATCCATACAATCCAGATTGAGTTGTCACACCATTATTGACGGTCAAAGTCCCAGAAATTGGCGCTTCTGATGGTGGCTTGTAATACAACACTGAATAATTGCCATTGGTAAGTGATATTGCCGATGTGATTACTCCGGTTTCGGAGATGACCCCGTTATTAACACCGCTATACGGGCTGGATTGCGTGACCACGCGAATGTACGAGCCAGGAGACAGGTTTAGTCCTTGCGGCGTAGTTTTGAACCGGACAGAGTGAGTTACACGTTTGCGGATTGACAGGATGTACTTGGCTGCCAGCAGCGCGTGATTACGACTTGTACAGTACTGGGTCATATCAAATGTTTCAATTTTATTCTGTATGGCGTTAAAAATGTTCCAGCGAACACTAAGTGTGCGCTCTACGGGCAGTTGATTTTTGGCGCCTTCTCGGTAACGCATTACAACTTGAATATCGTTGCGCTCTTCGCTGTTAAGGTACTCAATGCTGAAGCTGTCTTCAATGATGTTGCCGTTAGTAAATATCGCACTAATTGGAATTGCACCTTGACTAATCGAACCGCTTGATGTTGTTGGCACAGCGGGCAACAGGCTGAACAGACCATCGCTAATTACAAAATTGCACAGGAAAAAGGGAGCAATGCTTGTAATAAAATCACGGATATTTATGGGATCCGTAATGGCACCATCAAAGTGCAGCTTATTGCCGAGACAGAACGTCGCAGCGATGGCGAAGTCGGATGTTTTGATCTGACTTGGTGAAATAAGATTTCCAGCGCCTGCAGTTTTATCAGTCAACAAGTAGTACACCAGATCAGGGAATAGGTTGCTGGGACCTGTTGTATTGGCTTCTGCGGGGTGGAAGCGTTTTACCGGAATTCCGTCGTCTATCCATACACGAAGTTGGTCTAGCTGAGCGTATGTACGAGATGCCTTAAGCGCCAAACCAGCCATAACCATGTTTGTGTAGTTTGGCGTAAAGTTGTTATCGACAATTTCGTTTACATAGGTGATTGCGTGTTCGGGACTGCTCTCATTGCTTTTGGTCAACAAGGAGCTGTAAAAACTTACATCCGCGAGTTGTGATCTTGTTTCAAAGATTCGTTCACCTGCCACTGCCGTAAATACTGTGTCAGGTTGCAGTGCAATTACGTCAATAACAACAGAAATTGGAGTGCAGCTTGTGCCCCCTGTGCGGCATATCCAAGACGGCATCAAAGCCGCAAAAGGGTTACTGGGACTAATACCCCTAGAATCTCTTATGCCATCATTCAAAGTCCAACCAGTTCCCGTGTACCCAGCCACGCTTGTTGATGGCGAGAACCACGTCTGCGCATAACCTGCAGCGTCAGGTTCTCTGTAAGAACCATCTGGGTTAATGTTTGAAATAACGGTGGCGGTCCAGCGGACAGTAAGTGTCTTACCAGGACTAACGGTGTAAGTTACGTCTGCCGTATAAGCATTGCCCGCGATCTTGTTTAACGGGCTACCCAAAATTTCGCTGACATACGCTTGTCTGATTTGATATATAGTTGGCGTCCCGTAGTTGGGCTCATAACGACGAACTTTGACCTCGGATGGGGCGCTAATAGTCGAAGTTACTGTCGTTTCGCTGTACCCCTGAATCATCTCAGGGTTAAACTCTACTTCCGTAACATTGACAGATCGCCCTGTTGAATACAGAACAAATCTTCCGTAACTAGGTACTGTTACTGTTTCTACAATTTGCGAAGGATTGCTAGACGTTTGTCGTGCGTCTAGTTGCCAAAAGAAATCCTGCGGACCAAAATGCCGAATAGTGTCAGATCCAGGGCGTGGAATAAATCTGTATTCGTATTGCGCCCGTATAGGGTGTTGAATACGAATGTAGTTGTACATATCAATAGGCTGCTCGCCAGTCACGCAGAAAGTCCGTCCTAAGTTTTGCCAGACATATTCATTGCCGTTGCTATCAAGCCCAGCCAAACGAACCTGCAGTTGGAACGCGGATGTTCGCTTGAAGTATGTATTCATCGTGCCATTTTGTATTTGCACCTGCTTTGCTTCTGCTTTGCGCAGTTCTTCCGGCGACAAAGTGGCAGCAAAATTACAAAGCCCATTCGCACGATTCCATACTTGGCTTTTAAGTCCGATCTCGGTTACATCACACGCCCTTGTGTTTCGCACCAACCCCAACTGAGTTTGCATCAATGGGTAATACGAAACGGGGATAATGTTTACACTCCCTTCAAGCGGATCGTTACTAAGTACAGGCTCTTTAAGGATTGTTTGTTCATGGACCATGCCTACATAACGCTGCGCCCCACTGGTAGCGAAGACTTCGACGCAGCGCAGTGTGATAACTTGCTTTGTTCCGGGCTTCCATATTGTCTGAGATCGACCAATTACTTTCCATAAGGTATAACCAATTTGAATTGTTGTGCCTAGTTGCAGCAGATTATCCGCTGCAGATCGTTGGCTGTCAAGCTCGTTCCTGATGTCGTCTACACTAACATTCTTGGTAGATCCCCTATAGTAATAATTTTTATTTATATTGCCTCCGTCAATCGTAAACTGGCATGTGCTATTAACCGAAACAGTTTCTACTCTTTGGCCATACTGCCTTGCCGCAACATTAAGCGGACTAGCTACTTTGCCGTCAATGTTGGTAATACCCATTCTGCGGCTATAGGCTCGCCCTGTTCCTTCTTGGTATTTTTTTCGTACAAAATTTCTACCTTGTGGGATTTCGCGTCCATAACTCCCAGCAACCTTAATGCGCTCCAGTAGAAGCTGATTTCCGGGGTCATCAGCCCCGCCTTCCTGCTCTGAAATAGAAACAATCTTCCAGTTAACCCTGTAGTCAGTACCGTTATAAATCGGCGTATATACGCCAAACTCCGTATTTGATGTAGGCGTAAAAGTGCTGCAAAAAGCTGTATCAGCTTGGCTGTCGCGGGTAGGCGCCAAGAAAATATCGTCATTTCTTTCTGGGTCACCCGCATCGGCTGTTGCACGAGTTCCGTACCTTAAATTGTTTGTCTTGATTCTTGATGTATTGTTGAACGTCCCGCTACGCCAGTAAAAAGCGAAGGTATGTGCAAATGCGGCATCAAGCGGTGTATTGCCCAAAAAGATGCCGGTTAAATCTGGCCTGTTAATTCCTGCTGTTCCAGTACCCTGTTCCCCGACAATGTAAAGCTGCTTAACGGCTTGTTGGTTACCGTAACTAAATGCACGCGACCAAACTAATTTTGGTCCAATCAACATGCCGCCAGTTGAACCCGTGTAACGCCCAAAAATAATCGGGATTGGTTCGCCATAAGTTGCAATTTCGGCAAGCGAATCAAAGCCGCTAGTGGGGGCGAAAATTGTTGCGCCCGTGCGACTGCCGAGTTGTCGTTGCCGCCCACGATCTTCTTGCCCAGGCATCCTAGGCTTGGGCGTTAAAAAGTAACTGGCAGCCGTCAGCAATCCACCGACAAGCAAGCTAATCGCAATACTTTCTAAAACACCAGTTGCTTGGACGTCAGGGATATGAGCATATTCAGCCGGACGCAGTGATCCGCGCCGTGCCACCTCAGCCGCAAATTCTCGATACTCTTCCTCGCTGATTCCAGCGATTTTAATTAGCTGCCTTTCGAACGGAAGCAGTGGTAGTTCGTAGCGCACGACGCCGGGCACCAAGCTACCTTTTTCAGGTCGCTGTTGATGTACAGAATCCCGGTCTGCCATGTGACTGCAAATGCTTGGGTGTCCTGCTTCATTAGCAGTACGTCACCATCGTACTCAGCTCGGTCAATACGGTCGCCCCAAGTCAGTAGATCCCTTGCAATCTGGCGTTTTGTTGCCGTGTACCACGCTGGATTGAACGGTGGCGTTGGGATGCCGAGCCCTTCTAGCACTGTGTAAACCAGATGGATGCAGTCGATCTCGCCGCTTGTCCCATCGGCACCAAGCCTGAAGCGGTAACCGATCAGTTCAGCGAAGTCTGACATTGCTGGTAGTCGGCAACGCCCCAACCAACACTTGCGAGATGCGGCGCACTGGTACGTCAGCGCCTACAGCATCAAGCACGGTATTTAGCGTCAAGGTCAACGTGGTTTCATCCCACTGTCCTTCGGCAACAGTGCCGGTGTAGCTGTGCATTAACGTGCCACCGCTAGTGGAATCTGGGTTAAGCGCCAACACGTAGACGGTAGCAACCCAGCGTTCTTCAAGGGCTTGGATACCCCAAGATCGTGCCAGTTGATTGCTTGGAAAGATTAGCGATGCGTCGGTATTGTCACCGCTGCGGTTAATGCTGACGCCAGAAAAGCCGAACGGCAGGAAACTGTAGGTTTGCCCGGCGTAACTTGCTGTGCTGTTGATATGGAAATTCTGGTAGCGGTAAGTGTTGTTCAGGATAAGGTAATTACCGATAGCGAGCGTGTTGCTCATACGCCTACCCTCCGGCGAGTGCTAGGTGAGTTTTGCAGGCGGCGTAACGTCTGACGTTGACCTTCGGCTGCACCTTGCTGGGCGGCTTGCTGCATACCACGTTGGAATTGGTCGGCTGTGACGTAATCCACCGAGTTGATGCGTTCAACGGTGTAACGCACGTCGATGGTAGAACCGGCAGCACTGCCCATGCCACCGCCACTTGCGGATGTACCGTTGCCTGGGATGACCGCTGAACCACGGGCGCCAGCAGAATAACGTGACATTGCGGCGGACATTTTGCTGGCTGGGATGACGTACTCGGGTTCGCCGCCTTCGCCGATGACGGCGCGGGTAGGGCCGGTAACAAAACCACCTTCCGCAAATCCCCTAATTGCTGTTTTAGCCGTCGATTTTGCTCTGCTAGCTGCAGAAGCACCCGCAGATGGAGCCGCAGCCCCACCGATAAAACCGAGAACTGTTTCAAGAATATAAATCTCAATAAGTTTTGCAATCATCTTGGACGCCATATCCAAGAAGTGGTCGCCTACACCTTTGAAGAAGGCGGCAAGTGCTTCTTGGCCGGTCATCGTTCCAGAGACAAGACCCTTGAACGCCTGCTGGAACGCATCACCTATGGCTTTGGCGCCAGCAATTACCTGATTGATCGGATCAGTTAAGTCATTAAGTTCTCCACGTGCGGCGCCGATTGCCTCCTGCAGTCGTTCAGCACCTGTTTTTGCGGGTCCGGAGCCTTGCGCAGCAGAAGATACTGCCGCTCCACGTGCACCTTTAAGGCGCTCCAGTTCTTCTCGTAGTTCTTTAACCTTGTCTGCGCTTGCTCCGTAAGCTTCGGCTTGCACAAGCGCGGCTTCGGTTGTAGCGATTTGCTGGTCTAGTGCATTTAGTTGTTCTGCTACCAAACGCTCAAAGTTCGCAAGTCGCTCAGCTTCTGCCGGCAACATACCTTCAGTAACTAAACGCAGATAAATTTTACCGTACTGAATTTCTAACTCACGTTGCCGGCGCACCTCCTCAAAAGGCTGGTTAGCTTGCCGCACAGCGTCAGCGTCGGCCAAAGCTTTATCTAGTGCCAATTGAGCCCTGGCTTGCGTAGCAATTTTTTGGCGGTTGTTGTATTGCTGAGTAAGATTTTTAACTTGTTCTTTGTAGATTGTTTCTAGCAAACTACGTTCTTGAGCGGTTAGGTTCTTAGTGAGTAGCTGCTGTTGCAAGCGTAGTTCCAGTGCTCGTACTTCTAAATTCAATCGAGTTTGTAGTTGGTTAATCTCTTCGTCTAGTGCTGCTGCTCGGCCTTGGGTAATTTGTGCGGATTGAATGTCAAGATCTCCGGCTTCCAAAGTCGTCCGGATAAGTTCTGCCTGTAAGCCAAGTATCGCTTTTTGGATTTCTAGTTGGTCGCGTCCTGCTTTTGTAGCTTTTTCGGCGGCTTTAGCAAAAGCTTCTTGGCGGTCAGTAGCCAGCTGTGTTAGTTTTAATTTGCGCTCCAGTTGGGCTACTTCAGAACTAGTTCCGTTGTTGATAGCATCTTGCAGAGCTTTTTCAAACTCTTTTTGAATAAGAATTTCACGGAGTTTAAAAACTTTATCGTTTGTCAAGTCTCCGTCTGTTTTTGCTAGTTCAATACGCGTTTGAAGAACGCGAGCATCTTGAGTAGAGGTATTTACGTTTTCTTCGACGATAACTGCCTGGTTTTCAAACTCTTTGTTTATTGCACGTTGGCGATTTAAAATCCGTTCTTGTATAGCGTAGTATTCGTCTCCAAAAGCTCTGTTTCGTGCTTGTATGTCAGCTATTTGTTTAGGGTCATTCGATCTTTCAGCCTGCCGAATGAGTACTGTGTCTTCAACAGCACCGGCTATACCAGTAGCAGTAGGACCAAGAAGTTCAGCGGCTAAGGCTTGTAGCTGAACCCCTAATTTTTGAAATGCGTTGGCTAGCTGTGTGCCCGCTCGTTCAAATTCACTAAGCGCCCTAACGCCGTCCTCACCAACTACACGCGCTAAAGCTTGAGTCGCAAGCTCTAGGGCTTTTTCTTCTTGTCCGGCTTTTTTAAGTGCCTCAATGTTCTGCTCTAAAGCAGTTCCGCTTATGCCTGCTGCCTTTGTAGTTTCCTCTAAACTGCTAGTTACCTTTGTTAAGCCTACGACAAAATTGTCAATTACTTGTCCAATAGCGCCACCAATAATTTGTCCTCCAAATCCTTTACCAGCAAATGAACCAGCAAAACTACCGGCTACTGAACCAACGCCCCCGCCGAATAACAAGGGAAAACCGACGCCAAGTGCGATGGATTCATTTAGCTGTTCAGTTCTTTTAGCTCTCTTTGACTGTTGGTTTTCAAACTCTTTTATTTTTACTAATCGCTTACGTGCTTCAATTTGAGCATTAGTGCTTTTCAGTAAACCGTCGTTAGCTCGAAGTAGTGCTGCTGTTACGTTTAAATCTTCGTTTAGCCACCTAGAGCCTGCTCGTAGTGCCACGGCCCAAGAACCTGCCGCCGCTGCAGTTTTTAGTTGTAAATCAAGCGTGCGGCGAAGCGATGTTTCAGCCGCAACTGCGCTGGCACGGGTTACTCCTGCACCGCCAGGTCCGGCCGGCTGCGCATAAGCTGCCCCGGCAATGGTGCGGCGAATAACTACTTGCTGCTTATTTACTTGCTCAATAGTCTTCGATACTTGCGTGAGTTTATTTTGGAGCTCGTCTAAGTACCGTACGCCGCGAACGCCGATTTCGATATCAGCTCTGTAGGCGGCCACGGCGTCACGTCACACTCTGGTACTTCAGTTTACGGCGTAAAAAAGCCGCCGGGTTAGCGGCGGCGTTTGGCTTTTTCAATTTCCTTCTGCTGGTCCTCGTTGAGGATCTGAAAGTAGGCGCTCCAGCCGAGTAGCTCTTCGGCGGTCATGGTCGTCCGAACTTCTGTAAGGGTTAGACCCAGCTCCTTGGCGACGCCAAACTGGAGCATGAGCCAGTTGTCCTTGCGGAGTTCGGCGCTCAGGATTTTGGGTCGATGGGCTCGGCGTCGTCCGTCAGGATTGCCAGCATCAAGGCTTGGAGGTCCTTGTCCTTGACTTCGTTCTTCAGCACATCCACTTCGCCGACGCTGAAAAGTTTGGCGCCTGACTCGTCGAGAGCTTTGGCGATCAGCAGTTGGAGTGCAAAAGCGTTGGCGTCATCGGACTTGGCTTGCTTTTGGGCGCGTTCGCGCTCAGCCATCGTCAACGGTGCCACCCACATTTCAAATGTGCTGCCGTCGGATAGCTCTACTACTTTTTTGACCGGCTCCAGGTTGGCGGCCTTGCGGAGACGGTCGATTGCGCGTACAGGAACGGGCATACCAGTTCATTGGTTATGGGACTAGTGTAGCGGATTAGAAATAAAAAACCCCGGCTTGGAAGCCGGGGTGCTGAACATACTGCACCAGCAAACTATCAGGCAGAAGTGCTGAAGTCGAATGTGGGGGTGCCGGCAGGGCGGAAGTTGACAGTCACCGATTGGGCGTCGTCAGGGTTGATGTTCAAGCTGGCCGAAGTCAGCACTGCATCAAAAGCGATCGAACGGCTCAGGCTTTCGCTCAAGGTGCCGCCGCTAAACACGCGGTCGGTGTAGAGCTTGAAGGCAGCACCGGTTTGCTGGCGCTGGAGCACGTCCTCGATCATGCGGTTGGACAGGGCGGCATCTTCGTTGGTCATGTAGACCGTTGCGGTGCCGGTGCCATCGCCAAAGCCGCTGATGTAGCTGCGGAAAGGTACGTACTGACCAGGGGTTTGACCGATGGTGGTTACGTCAATTTCGGCGCGGCTGATTTCAAAGCTCCAATCGCGGACTTGGCCGACAACGGCGTAGTCGGCGTACGCAACTTGGAACTCGTTAGGGGCAGCGGCAGTACCGTCGTCGGTAATAGTGATGCTTGCGCCGCCAGCAGTAGCGGAAACCTGCAGCACACCGGTGGAAGCGGTGTAGGCAATCACGTAATAGGTGGTGCCAGCAGAAATGCCGGCAGGCAGGGTGCCGGTGCCGGAACCGCCGGTTTGGCTGTTCACCACGCTGAACTTGACGGGATCGCCGACTTTGAAGTTCAGGTAGGGAGCAACGGTGATTTCGTCGTCCGCGACGGAAACGTCGCTTTCGCCGAAGGTGCCGGTGGTGCCGGCGGGTTTGTAGTAGAGGGCGCCGGACGTGCCGGACAGAACGGTGGTGGCCATAGGGCGTACCAATTAGCGGTTTTCTGGGCGGGCACTGCCCGGCTTAATACAGGTTAGCGCCTGTAACTAAGGATCACCTACGACAAGACAGTTGCAACATAGGAGGTGTCTATCCGCCCCACAAAATGTGGGACTTCCTCTGTTGCTGAAAATGTAGGGCCGTTAATTTCACCGACGCGGAAAAATACACCGCTGGTTGTTTTGGCCGTGTTGTTCAGTGTTTCCAGTGCGTTTACTGCTGTTGTCAGAAGTGTTTGATTGCGGGCCGGTCCGCGTCCTTTTTCCGTAAAAACGCGGATAACAATCGCACCACGGGCGTTATCCACGCTGCTGGTAAGCGTGGGTTCGTTGGTAATACCGAAAGTAACATTAACGC